CCCGTCTTTGGATAGATTATATTATTGTAAATACAACTTTTATCACTCCATATCTCAACCTCTCTGGATTTGATAATAAGTGGTGTTGTATAGGTCTTTGCAGTTAGGAAGGTACGTTTACTCTCCCACTCTGCCCAAACACTATCCACCCCATTATGGAGTGGAAATGTTTTATGTAGAACATCTTTATAATGTTTCCAAAGATTCATTTGCGTGTAATCTTACCTTCTTCGTGACGATGTTGTGGATAGTCTTGCTCTTGTGCTCTCTGAGTCATTACGGTTGACCTTCCTTCATGACCGTGTGCAATACCGAGTTCATGCATTTTAGCGTGTTCTCTAATCTCATCTTTAAGATCTTTACCTCCCGCACCAAAGGTATAGTATATACCATACCCTACTAATCCAACAAGTGATGCGACTATCCAAAAGATAAACACTCCTGTTGGTGGTAATCCTGCATAATTACCGTGATCAATTAAATTAAGAAATAACATTTTCCTCTTGTGTGGTTGGCATATCAAAGTCTGCATCTACTTTATCATATAATTCCATAAATGACTGCTTTGTTTCATCATCAAAACGATTTATACAAACTTGTATTGCTTTCGCTTTGTTCTTGAAGATTGAGTATGCACGTAGTATGTGAACTAATCTACGAGTACTAATCAACTCCTCGATACCTCCATCATAGAACGTTTTACGGATTATGTCTGCCCAATCTACAAGTTTCTTGACAAACTCCTCATCTTTAACACCAATAGTGTTTGCGTGTAAACCTAAAAGTTTGATTTCATTATTGACACTTGGATATGCTTGCTCAAATGTAACAGGAAATCTCTCTAAGAATGCTTCATTTAAAACATTTGTTCCAATAAATCTACCATCCTCAGAACCTTTACCTTTTGTATTTGCTGTTGCAATTACATTGAAACCTTTTTTTGGTTCAATAAATCTACCAATCTTCTTAAGGAATAATCCTTTACCTTCAAGGACTGGTTGTAAACAAAGAATTTTGTTTGATGCTAAATCAATCTCATCAAGTAATAATATTGCACCTCTCTCAAGTGCTTCAATTACAGGACCATTGTGCCATACTGTATTACCATCAATCAAACGAAAACCTCCAATCAGATCATCTTCATCTGTCTCAATAGTGATGTTTACACGAATAAGTTCTCTACCCAATTGAGCACAAGCTTGCTCAACACCAAATGTCTTACCATTACCAGATAATCCAGTGATGAATGTAGGATAGAATTGCTTAGATTGAATAATCTTTTTAACATCAGGAAAGTTCCCAAACTTTAAGAATGTTGCGTCAACAGCAGGAACTAAATTTTTTTCTGATGCAGGAATTACTGCAGGGGAGTTGAAAGATTTCTCAATACTCTCAACTGCTTTGACTGTAACTTCAAGGTTCCACTTACCCTTGGAAACTTTGAATGGTTGTAGTTTTTTTGTGACAGTTTGGTATGTGATATCATTCATCGCACAAAATGCTTTGATATCTGCTGTAGTGATATCTGTACCGTATAGGTTCTTGAGTTTTTCGATTGCTTGCTCAGAAGTCATTTTTGTTTCAAAAGGCATAATAATAAAGTGTTGTTTCTTAACTATGTTATTATTATAGTCAAAAAAGGGGGTCAATGAAACCCCCTGTGTGCCACTTTGTCAACTGGTTTAAACTGTCTTTGAATATTCTATATGATCTTCTAACTGCTTGACTAATTTATTTTTACTAAGTCTACGATCTAATTCAATACCGATTGTGCGTCCGTAATCCTCTAGTTCATCTTTTGATAAACTCTTCAAATCAAGAGGTTCTGGGTCAACAGGGTCTTCTACAGATGCAGGTGCTGTGTCTACTACAGGTGGTTCCTCTACGACTGGTTCTTGAACGGTTTCAACTGGTTGTACCCCGTTAATCAAATCTCCAAATTTAGACATTTTTCTATTGTGTGTAAGTTTATTTATCTGATTCTTCTTCAGCAGGTGCCTCTGTTGCTGCTTCAGTCTCAGGTTTTTCCTCTTCTTTTGGTGCATACATTTTAGCATATGCATCATACATTGCCTTCGCTTCCTTTGATGATATTCTAGGTGTCATAGTATTGTTGTAATGTATCTCTATTTATCACGCTACCAATTCTATAAATTCACTCAATATTTTTTTATTCATCTTCTTACCCTTTAGACTTTTTGCAAATGCCCTCTTGATATCTGCTTTTGTTGCATCTTCCTTAACAATCAACTCTCCATCATTGTTAAGTGCAGATGATGCCATACCAAGATAAGTGTGATATCCAGATGTTTTGATTGCAAAAGATTTATCTTTTTTCCAACGACGCATCATTTTTTCTAATACTTCACCTTCATATCCATAATATCTACGAATAAATGAACCACCTTCACGAGAAGAAATTACACGAATACCGATAAAATTAGTATCTTGAAATCTATCTCTTAAATTATGTAATAGTATATCAGTAATTTCATATCTACCATTATCTTTTGAGATATAAGTTTTACCTAATTTACGATCACGTAATATACAATCATTACAGAAATAATTTCTTCCCATATATGGTTCATCTTCCCAATCTCTCATTACCTCTCTATGAAATGTCATTGCCTGACTCTCACCATCGGTAAGAACTACACATTGTACTTTCTCTGCACCAGTTCTTGACTTGAAATCGGGTATTAATTGATGTAAACATATCATTACCTCATTTAGTGGTGTTCCTGATAGTCTCATTCCAAGTGGAACATCTAACCAAGGTGTATTGTAAGTCCAATTAAATACGCAAGCAGATCTCCAAATATTGATCATTTGTGTATCTAAATCTCTTGACTTAGTTTTACTACTAAACATATTCAATAAAGAAAAAGTATCAGGAACTTCTGCTATATGATTTCTCTTTTCATATAATGGTTCATCTTTATTATCTCTTGCAAAGTCATTTGTAAAAGCATAAACATCATAAGGTATTTGAACTTTACGACAGAACCATATGAGATTGTAAAGTTGTTTTACAGTATCAAGTAAAACATTGTTCATTGAACCAGACCAATCAAGAATGAATACTAATCCGTGATTTTTTCCGTCAGGAATTACAGTAACTTTTTTAAATAAATCTTCACTAAATTTGTAATTAATAAGTTTAGTTGTATCAAGAACACCAGTGCGACTTGTAGTAGCACGAGCATATGCTGATGCAGACTTTTTACACTCAAACTCTTTAACAAGATAGTTAACTTCTTTCTGTGCTGATTTTTTGAATGCAAAGAAGTCTCTATCTGTCTCAAAATATGGTTCAAAAACATCTTTCTTGAGAGACTCTGATAAAAACCAATTAGGATTCTCTTTAAATCTCTTTTGAAGAGATGCACTTAATGAAATCCAATGCTCTTCATATCTTTTATGAATTTCTTCATTTGATACAATAACCTTATCAATATCAACTTTTGGTAATTCAACGTAAATACTTTCACGAGAACCATAGTTTACCAACCCTTTGAGTGCCTCATCAAGAGCATCCATTGTTTCAACTTCTGGTTCTAAACTCTCAGTAGTTTCTCCACCACTGGGATTAGAATCGTTCATCATATCTTCCATTTCTTCAATGGTAGGTTCAATTGGATTTGGTTTTTCATAATCCAAGTCTACCTCATCTTCTGATGTTCCTGATGAAGAAGTTGCATTGTTTCCATCTCTTATCTCTTCATCACTTTCTAAATCAAAATTCTCACTCTCCATTCTCATTTCTTCTTTCTTCTTCTCTTCAAGTTCTAACTTACACATTTTATACAACTCTTCAGATAACTTCAATACCTCTTCAAATGTCTCTGCTAATTCAATCTTACTCACAAGTAAATTTTCTTCGATATTAAAATCAATATCAACAAAGTTACCGATCTTGAAATGTAAATTAACTCTATCTGCAAGGTTGAGTTCAGTTAGATCTTGTCCTTGAACTTGAAAGAAATCTTTATCACATAACTCAAGATATGCATTATAAAATGTTTTATTAAGTCCTTCATATCTTCTCTTAATCAACTTCTCAATACGAGCATCTTCAACAACATTAACAAACTGACCAGGTACCTTGTACTCTTTCCACCACTCTATATTAGGTGTGTAGAGTGCGTGTCCAACTTCGTGACCTACTAACATATCAATCACTCCGTTACTTGCTTTCTCCCACATAGGAAGTGTAAGCACACGAGTTTGTACATTGAACTCTGCTGTTTCAACTTTCTTGTGCTCAACTACAATGTCTTCTGTAGCAAGTAGTTTAGCGAGTTGTGATTTGATTTCGTGTTGGACTGTCATAATGTTGTTTTCTTTATGTACCTATTATAACAACAAAACCGTCCCAAAGGACGGTTAGTGGACACTTTTTTAACTGTCTACTATTTAAATTTTTGATTTAAATCTCTTTTCAATTGCCTCAATACAGGTTTTTTATGCTTTTCAACCTGTTTTGTTATTGCACCTCTTAATACATCACCAAAACCTTTTACATCACCACCACCAGCAAAGTAATCAATTGTAGTATTTCCTATACTTCTAAGAGCAGACTTTCCTCTCTTTTCATAGTCTTCTTGAAATTGCTGAAATGTTTTCATGATGCATTCTCATTAATAGCTACTAAATCCCAATTATTGGTAGTTTTTTTTGTCCAAATGTAATCTTCTGCTTTTGCTTTCGCTTGGGATGTATAAGTTTTACGGTCAGCATAAGTCTCAGTCCACCTGTTACTACCTGCATAGTAGACATCTCCTACTCCTGCACCCATCATGCTAGTTTTTTTAATGTGCCAAACCATTTTTATTAGTTTTTAAGTATTTATTAATCACAAATGCGTGAGAAACCTTTGACCTTTTCAAATCGAATGACGCTATTAAATTTATCGTGTAAATCTGCCTTATGTGATATTACAAATACATTTGCATCTTTAATTACAAAACGAATAATCTTCAAGAACTCATCAGTTCCCATACCATCAAGAGAACTATCAAACACTTCATCCATAATTAACAGATTAGTATTCACTGAGTTCTTAACTCTTGCAACTTCCCTCCAAGTAAAGAGTAATGCCAAGTCAATACGCATCTTCTCACCTTCACTGAAAGAACTATATGAAAAGTTTTCGTGAATAGGTGACTCTATTGTTTCACTAAACTCCTCATCTAACTTAAAGTTGATATAGAAATCCATCATCTGCAAGTAACGATTGACTTGCTGATTAATAAGTGGTAGATACTTTTTAATTATTTTTGTCTTAACTCCATCATCTTTCAATAAAGAATAAGCGAAATCATGATACATGATATCCGTTTTCTTATCTGCTAGTTCTTTAAAAATGTTTTGGAGACTTTGATTAAACTCTTTTAATTTTTCATCCTCAGTATT